TTTTAACTTGGATGAAATAGAAGAAGATACAAATTATTGGCTATTCTCTGTTGATATTGCAGAAGGTACAGGTGGAGACTATTCGGTTATCAATATATTTAAGATTGAGATAATGGATGAAAAGGATTGGAAAAGAGTAACTTCTCCTGGTAGTTTTATTGATTTTTATAGAATGAGACAAATAGGAAGGTTCCGAAGTAATTCACATACTATAGAAGAATTTGCAAAATCTCTTTATATTTTAGCATATGATATGTTTTATTCAGAAAATGTAAAAATGATCATAGAATGGAATATGTTCGGTGGAGAGTTGATTAAAAGAATGGAAACTGTATTCCCACAAAGAAATGATTTTGATGAAGAATCTATTGTAAAATTTAAACATAGGATAGATGCTAAGTCAAAGAGATTTGGTTTAAAGGTTAAAAAAGATAACAAACCTATATTTTGTCAAAACTTTAAAAAGTACATATCCCAGAGCAGAATAATTCTTTTAGACAAAAATACTGTTTATGAAGCATCAACTTTTGGTAAAATGCCAAATGGATCTTATGCAGGTCAATTAGGTAATGACGACCTCATAATGACATGTATAAATAGTTCTGAATTCTTCTTTACTTTAGATTTTTCCGATTTTGCTGAAGAGATTCATGATGAGGTAGACCAAACTATACAAGATAAAATTGATGCTATACTAGAACAGGATGCAAAGGGCGGAAATCTTAATTATGATATCTACGACTTGGTATAAAAAGTAGTAAGTGTTTGAATATATAAAAAAAGCAAATAAAAAAAATAATATAAGATGGCACTAGATCCTAAAATCGCTTCGCTGAAGGCAGCAGGAACATATCGTTTTGAATTTGACAAGAGTCAGATTGTTAGTATACCTGCAAACCAGACTAGATTAATTGTTGGTTTCTCTAAAAAAGGACCATTCAATACACCAGTATTTGTACCAGATACTGCATTCTTTAAACAAGTATACGGTGATATTGATAGAAACTTAGAGAGAAAAGATTCATTTTTCCATAGAAGCTGTTTAGCAGCATTGGAAAGAGGACCAATTTTGGCTCTTAATCTTTTAGCACTAGATTCAAATGATAAAGTTGACTTTATTAAATTTGGTACCGCTGCAACACCAGAAGCACAAGACAACGCTGGAGCACTAGGAGAATATCAGAAGTTTTACAACAGAGATAAATTCTTTTTCCCAGACACAGACGCATTCCTAGATAACGTAGGAGCAAACAGAACAACACTAAGTTCTTCAACAACAAATGATCTTTTAGATTTTACAAACTTAGGTCAAAACCCAGTTTCAGTAATAGTAAGAAAAGCTGCACCGGGTAATGTAGTTGGTTTAAATGTAACAGCCGAAGAATGGTATGGAGCTGCAAATGTTCCAGATTATTTAAACAAAGATAGTTTAATATCTGACTTTATGGTTGATATATTTGTAATAGAAGGAAACTTTGGTGGAGACTTCGGTTCTTCTACACCTTATGAAAGATTTGTTGCGGATCCAACTTTCCAAACATACTTTGATAAAACTAAAGGTATTAAGAGAAAATTATTTGATGCAGATACAACTGATACTTTATTATCTGAATTCTTTAATGAATCAGAAGTCAATTTAATTGCAACTTATACAGCATCATTACTACCTAACTTCGTTGACTTAGTAGGTAATAACCTTTTTGTTGAAAAAGTTGTTAATGCTGATACAGCAACAACAGGTGTATTTGTAGCAGTTAATGAAGATCTATTTAGTGGAGATATATTAATAGATGGTGTAGCCGGAGGAATTGATTTAATCGGTCATAACATCGAGTATACTCAATCAGTTGGAATTCAAGATGATGTTAGATTCCTTTCTTATCAAGCTGCAATCGTATCAGATTTAAAATATGCGAGAAATTTTGAAATAGGAACTAACATTACAATTGGAGGTAGTGAATCAGTTACAATATCTGATTTAACTGCAGGTGATGTACAAATTCAAGTAACTGGAGGAACTGCTGGTGATCCATTGTTCGATGCATTATCTACTATGAGAGCCAATACTGCTACATTAGTAGGTTCATACATCTTTACTACAGGAAATAAATATGCACCAGTTATAGCTCACCAAGTTGTTGGAAGTACTGTAACTATTACAATTTCAGGAGCAGGAAGTATTACATCAGCAGACTTTAATGTTTCAGGTGGAGCTGCCTTTAAATACATTAATCATTCTGATTTAGATTTTGTAGTTAATGAAAACCCTAACGGTGGAGCTGCAGGTATCATAGGTTCTTATGGAAGTACATTACATACACAATTCTCTAACGGTACATTAACTGATGGAGATGAAGCAGTATTTATAGATTCATTAGGAACAGAATATACAAGCTTCCTGGTATTTAATTCAGTAAGTTATGGATTCATCCACGGCGGTGCACCAACTACTCCAGTTAATAAATTTGAAATTACTGATTCAAGTTACTATTTACCAGCAGTACAAATCATTCCTTATGCTGATAACTTATTTACTACGATAAGACCTCAAGCACAATTTGATTTAGATGCTGCACCACCTGCTCATTTCTTAGATTCAGATGCTGCGAGTGGAGGTAACAATACATTAGTTGTTCAAACACTTAAAGGTTCTTTAAACAGAACAATTGATATTATCGCAGATTCTGTATCAGAGCCTAACATTAAACCAAACCAAGTATTAATTAATACGGCTGACCAAGATGCTTCAACTGTTGAAGTAGGAAACTATTTATTACATTCAGAAGGATCAACTGCAAAACCTTATTCAAGGTTAACGAGAATTAATGTAGTAGTTGGAGGTTTAACAAACTCTGATTACTCTACAATTCCAGTAGGACAAACTGCAATGTTAGTAACAACACAGTCAGAAATTTTAGTGGATACTGTAGGTGGCGTTAAAAAGGTAGAGTTATATTACCCTATTGATCGTTGGGTTGATTACTACAACATTTTTACATTAGATGGTTTCAAATTAGACGCTACAAAACATGTACCAGATGGAAGTAACCAAAGACAGAACAAAATCTTAACAGATACTTTAAGCGGTACAAATTTATTTAAGGCACTAACTGATAGAGAAACAATAAACTTCAGATATGTCGTAGATACATTTGGAAACGGTATTGAAAGTGGATCTAAAGCAATCTATACTACATTATGTTCTACTAGAAAGAATGCATTCGCAATTATTAATGCACCTTCTGCTAAGGACTTTAAAAATAGTACAGATCCTAAATTCTTAGATGCTACAGGAACTCTTTCATCGAGATTAATATCTACTGGTGGTGATTTAAGTTTGAACCCAACAGTAAGATACTCATTACCTTCTCAAACACAAGGTGCAAGTTTTGGAGCATTCTACTATCCTTATATAACTGTAAGAGATTTAGGAAAGAATATAAACGTTCCACCTGCATGTTATGTTTCTAATAACTTTATCGCAAAATATGAAAACGCTTTACCGTGGTCATTAGTTGCAGGAGTTAGAAGAGGAGTTGTAGGAGGAAGCGGTGTTGTAGGATTAGAATTAAATCTTGGAAAAGAAGACAGAGAATTCTTGGAGCCATTCGGATTGAACCCGATTGTATTCCAAAGTGGAACTGGGCCAACAATCTTTGCAAATAAAACTGCACAGCAGACAACTAAATCTGCTCTAAGTTCAATTAACTGTAGAGAGGTTGTAATCTTTATCCAAGACGGAATTGAAGCAATACTTAAAAATTACTTATTTGAGTTCAATACTGCTCAAACAAGGTTGGAAATTAAAACACTTGCTGATAACTTCCTTGCAACAGTTCAAAACGATGATGGTGTATTTGACTTCAGAAATGTAATGGATGAATCAAATAACCCACCAGAAGTTATTGATCAAAACATTGGTATCATTGATACATTCATTGAGCCAGTAAGAGGAATGGAAATACTCGTTCAAAGAACTACAATTCTAAGAACAGGTGCAATCCAAGCAGGAAATTTCCAATAAGATAAAAAAGTTGAATATATAAAAAAATAAGATAAATTATGCCACTACCACATTACACACAAGCAAGGGCTAGCAGTCAGAGATTTGAACCTATTCAACCAAACTTGTTTGAGGTTACAATCTTCAGTCCATTAGGTGATGATACAGGTTTGATTTTAGAACAGGTCAAAACTATTGGAGGTTTAAATAACTTAAACCCTACAGTAGATGCAGTAAATCAGAAATATAAATTTGCTGACAGATCTTATGCCGGAATGCCTGGACAGACTTTCGTGGATCTAACATTAAACTTTACGTTAAACCTAAATGACGCAAATGAAAATTACATGTACAATACTTTCCGTAACTGGTACAAACTAATCTATGATCCATTAACTGGAGAAATGGGATTAAAGAAAGACTATGTAGGAAGTATGATCGTCGTTCAATTCAACAGAGCAGGTGATATTTTCAGAAAGATTACATTGAAAGATGTATTCCCAACTGGGCAACCTGATTTTGTAGATGAGTTGAATTATGAAACAGCAGATCCTGCTGAATTAACAATGACTTATCGTTGCGACCATTGGTTGGAAGAAAACGTAGGAGCATAATAAATTAAATCTTAGAGAAACTGGCCTTAGGGCCAGTTTTTTTGTCACCACTCTAATATATAATATAGAATACATATTACAAAACCAATGAATATATTTAAAGTACAAAACTTAGCAAACAAAAAGGTTTATGTAGGATATTCAGTAAATGATAACCCTAATTACTTTGGAAACGGTAAATACATAAAAAGAGCCGTTAAAGATTTCGGAACCTTAAACTTCAAAAAAGAAACATTAGAAACTTTTGAAAAC